TAGGTCTTGGAGCGCAGCACGGCACTCAGGCAGGCACGGGACCGCCAGCCGCCGTCATGGGCGTATTTGTCACCTGGGGCGAGTTGGTTCCATGACTCAACCGTCACGCCGGCGGATTCCTTCGACTGCATGCGGTGGTGGATGTGGCCGATGTCGATGTAGCGGTAGGTCGCCTCGCCCCAGTCCACGGAGAAGTCGGTCGCCATGACGTCGATCAGACGATCTGGCTTGCACTTGTCGCTGTGGTGACACATGACAAAGGTGTTGCCCATGCGGTACGGGATGAACACGCTGGAGTTGTCGAGGACGTGAAGGCGCGGGTTTTCCTGATAGACGTGATTCAGGAAGATCCGCATCCAGACGTCGTTCGACCGGGAGTGGTTGCCTTGGTTGACGATCACGTCCACGAACTGGAACTTGCTCAGCGCCTTGTCGACGATGGAACGCATCACCCGGGCGCAGACCTCGATCATCTTCGGGTACCGGCTGTCGAAGTCGAAGTCGTGGCCGGATTCACTCTTGGCGGTAAAGTCCTGGTAGTGCGACATATCCCCAAGATCCTGAATCACGCAGCGCTCGCAGCTCGGTGCCCGGTCGATCAGCTTGTGCATGGCAACGATCAGTTCGCGCTCAGCAATCTTCAGGTCGAAGTTGTGGCCGACCTCATGAGAGTGCGCGAGCATTCCGATGTGGGCATCGCCGATCTGAAACCAAGGAATGATGTCGGTATCCAAGGCCTCAATAGGCCCTGCAATCTCCGGCAGCGAGTTGACGTCCTCCAGGAACGCCTTGGCGAAAGCTGCATTCAGCTCGCGCTGCCGCTCATGGTCGATCGAGGTCTTCACCCATTGCAGCACCGGCGCCTTAACGCCTTCCTTGTACAGGCTGGACGTACCTTTCAGATGAAAGCCGTCAGGTACGATGTGCGTCATGTCGTGCTCAGGGCTCCAGCCTTTGCGGGCCATCCGTACCTTGCGCTTCTGCAGCGTGCGGATGTTGATCCCAAGATGTTCGGCGGCCTTGGCCACACCCATCGTCTGCAGCGCTTCGACGATCTGCTCGTCCGTGACTTTGAGTTCGACCATTACTGAGCCCCTTCGATGGTGTAGTGCTGTGGGGCTTTGTCCGCATGAACTTCCTTCAGCCGCGCTACGTGAGGCGTGAGGCTATTGATCAGCGCACGGTATCCGCCGGGGTGCATACGGTCGTCGTTGAGCTTCCCGGCAGCCTCTGCGTCGACAATGATCGCCAAGCAGGCGAGTGCGTGAGCCAGGTGTGGTAACCCACTATCTGGATCTACCGCCTCCCCCTCGAACCATGCGTTCAGGTGGCGACTGGCAGCGTCGTAGTAGATCGATGCGCGCACACCTACGGCGCGGAAGTTAGAACGCCCATACTTCAGCATTCCGTCGAGCAGGCCGAGACTGCCCAATGCGGTAGCGGTCACGGGCCACAGGTGCAGAGGCAGCTTTCCACTTCCGATCAGATCCTTTGGGTTCGTTGGCTTGAGTTCGGTCATGCTGCTGCCCCTTTGCGATGAAATTTCGAGTCGTACCAGCGGTAGAAGAACTGCGCAGCAGTGATGCCTATCGACCCGCCGAAACCGGAGACGACCAGAAAGGTTCCGGTCGAAATATTGGAATGCGCAACCGCCCAGATGTAGGCGAACTGCGCCAGAGTGATCATCCAGCTGACGAAGAAGCCGGCAACGATCTTGTCGTCGCGCAGGAGCTTGCTGTTCAGTCCAAGCAGGAACACCTGGAAGAACGCCGAGATGAAGACGATCGGGTACTGAATGTCTGGGCTCATGCCGCCACCTTCAGCGAGCTCAAGTGTTCAACGCATGCCGCCTTGGCCTTGTCCAGATCCTGTCCTGAGTGGAGGATCTTCCCTTTCGGGCAACGGACGACGTAGGCCGCGCCGAACTCAAGCTTGTATTTACTGATCAGGTAGCCCTCTTCAGAGGTCTGGCAGTGCTTAGTGGTCTGCTTCCAGTTCATGGCCGCACACCCCGCGCAATCCGGTCCCGGCGCAGCAGGCGGCGGCAACCTTCAAGGCATCCGCCGGCCAGCACCAACATGAATCCGATGTACAAGTGAATGATCATGCTGCCGTCCTTTTGAGTTCACGGGTCTTGGCGCGGTATTCGGCGGTGATGGCCTTGAGGTCTTCGATGGTGTACTTGCGCACTGACTGATCGGCTTCCAGCGATTCAACCTCGAGCAAACCGATGCGCTTGATCAGGCCGATGCGGTAGTCGATGGCGTTGCCAGACAGGTAGCGGTTGTCCTGCTTGCTTTGGGCGTGACAGTTGCGCTCGTCGAAGCGCAGGTGCGGCGCGGCGCCGACGGACCGGTAGTGGCCGGCGTCGACTGCGTTACCGGCCCAGTCCAATGGACGGCCGCTGGAGATGCAGGCATGGCCGGCGAGCTGATCGCGAGTGCGGATGAATTCGTTAAAAGCCCGCTGCGCGTCACGCATGTAGTCGCCGCGACTTTTCAGGGCCTCTTTTCTCACCTTGATGTCGCGGCGATCGATATCCGCCAAGGCCTTGCGTGTGGACTCCTGACCTTTCTCCGACTTTCCGTGAGCGATGGCGCACTCGATCTCTCCGCACACCGCCTGCGCGTCACGAGAAGGCGTGAACATCACTCGGCATGACGGGCAGCGCTTGCGACGTTGGCCTCCGGAGGCGAGCGGAGTCTTGCGTTGCAGTTGGGTGCGCTTCATGCCGACACTTCCTGCGACTTCTGTTGCTCTGGCGCAAAATCGCCGAGCAAGGGCATCAAGTTTTTCTCCAGCACAATGGTGTATCCGCGAGCGCCACTCGTAGCGACGAGCGCATCCCCAGCAACGAACCATCCAGCCTTATCGCCTGTGTGCCTTACACCGTCGAAACCGTTGCAGGCGAAAGCAATCCTTTCTCCTGGCCGAAGAAAGGCAACCAGCTCACACGATTTCCCAAGATTTACAGGCGATACGCAGTAGCCAACGATAAGGGCGACGTCGCCCGGCTTGAACTGGCTCATGCCGCCCTCCTTTCGCCGTATATGGCGTTCATCAGGTCGTCCGGATGCGGGAGCAGCAGTTGCAGATGCTCGGCACAGTAAGCGTCCAGCAGCTCCAGATACTGGGTCATCTCGGCGATGGTGAACTTGCGGGTTTTGGCCCGCCCGACGCGGTACTTGGTGCCGTCCGGAAGCTGGACCGGATGAACCTCGGCAGGCCACAGCTTCGATACCAGGATCTCGTGCCATTCTTCGGAACTGGCGAGCTGGCCGAAGGATTCGCGCAGGTGCGTTTGGATCATCCCGTTCCACATCCACAGCAATTTGTTCTGCGCGTCACTGCGCTTGCTGCGGACTTCGACGATGGTCAGCTTGCGGGGCTTGGCCAGGTCCAAGGCGGTCAGGTAGCCGATCAGGCGAGTGCGGTCGGACTCGTTGCGGAGCATGAGATCAGCCACGGCGCACCCCCAGCTTCCGCACGTCATTCAGCGTCTGACACGCAGCGCACAGCCGCACCCCCGGAATAGCCAGACGACGGCCTTCCGGAATCTCCTCGCCGCACTCGCACTCAAAGGCGCTGATGCCGGTGTAAACGGTCCGAGAGGCAATGCGGAAGGCGATGTCGGCGTCTATCCGGTCTTGGGCGATATCGATTTCATCGGCCATGGGAATTCTCCTGATCCTTGTTCTTGCCGAATTTCGCGAGCAGCAGTGCGCGGGCGGACTTGCCGTCGGCCGGGATGCCTTGCTGGAGGATTCGTGCTTGGGTTTGTTGGTCGGCCAGTTCGTTGGCCAATTCGAAGGCGGTTTTCTGGCTGTCATGGCCGATGCCGGTGAGGATCTTGCCGTCGAGCGGCTGGCCTTCCTGAGCGCGGCGAATGACGATCGCGTAGGCCCGGTCGAAACGAGCCCTAAGCGACTTGTCTTCCTGCTTGGCCGAGCGCAGGTCGAAGATCCCCGTCTCGTTGGCAGCGATGCGCACGCCGTCGTGGCTGTAGGTGCCGATCAACGCTTCCATCCACGCATCGGCGGCGGTCGGCATGCCGAAGTCCTCGGCGCTCGGCGTGCACATGACGATGAACTCGCCAACGCTCGGCGCGAACGGCTTGCTCATCTTCCGGCACTTCTGAACGCCGAACTCGATCTGCTCCAGGGTGCGTATGCCGACGGCGGCGAATTCCTTGATCCATTCGGCCTTGGCAGCGTCCAGAGCTTCGGTCGACGGCCAAGCCTGGCGCCACGCCGGAAAGATCCCACGCAGGCGACGGAACAGATCATTCACGACCTCGGCTGTCTGCAGCGTCACTGGTAGTGGATCAGGACGATCTACGGCCGGCAGATTTCCCATGGTTGCCATCAGCTGGTTGACTGGCTTCATGGGCTCACCACAAGCCCTTCGGCCCATGCTGTGCTTTCGAAGTCAGGCTCGGCGCTCTGGCGGCGAACAGGGAATTGGCGAACGTTGCTGGCAGATGCGAAATCACGCTTCACCCACTTCACTAGCAGGCTCACCCAAGACGCCTGAGTCTCGAAGCGGCCAGATGCCGAGTAGTGGCAAACGAATGAGGCCGTGGCTTCGTCCGTAAAGGCGCTGACAGGCAAAGCCATACGCAAGGCGTAGGCCTTCAGTAGCTTCTCGTCAGGCTGCCACTCAAGGGTCATCTCGCTTGGGGACTTTGGGTCGATCGAAGTTTCAACACCCGCGCCTAGTGTGTTGTGTTCTTCAGGTATCAGTGGATCAGGTATCAGGGCGTTATCTAACGGTGGATTAACGTTAGATAACTGTTTATTAACGTTAAGATCAGTTGAATCAACGTGAATGCGCCTCGCAGTGCCGGTAACAACACCGTTGGCCTTCCTGTCATTAATGGTCAGAAAACCGTTCTTGTCTGGCAGGACGCTATCCTTCTCGGTCCCGTGTGGGCGCTGATGTTTCTGAAAGCTGAGTATCTCGACTATTGACAGCTCGCCAACCTGGTAGCGTTCAACAAAGCCGTTGGCTGCAAGGGAATCAAGACCAGACGGGACGTCGTAGGAGTCACATGGGAACAACTCCATCTTGATGCGCTTGGGGCGCTCTTCAAGTCGGCCTTCACGGTCAGCAAGGCACCACAAGCCGATGAACAGAAGTCGATCAAAAGGAGGAAGTTCTGCCAGGACTTCATTGGTGAAGAATCCCGGTTTGATGTTGCGTGCTCTGGCCATCATGCCGCCCCCTGTGAGTTGGAGGAGGTGCGGCGCTGGTGATCGGCGGAAGGTAGTTGTTCTGTATCAGTGCGCGACACGTTTTCAGGCTCAACAAAACGTGTCGCAGACTTATTCAGGCCCTGTACATCTTGGTTAGAGGTATGCATAATTGGCCTCACAGAGTTGTTTCAAATGCAACGAAGGAAACCGGGATTGCGCCCCGGTTTTTTTTCGTCTGCGATTTGGTGGTTGGTCTAGTCATGGGTCTCATCAGTCCCTCGCCTGCCCTTTTGAGGGCCTCTTGAGTCCACGCTAGGGTCTCGTTTTACTACTGGAAGAAGCCGAATCTTTCGGGCTCCTTTTGGCCTGGACCTTTCAATGAGCGATTCTTTACCAAGCTTGGCTGCGTATTCCTCTGGCGTAATTCCTTCCTGTTCTGCCAACCGCTCAAGCTTTTCGTAGAGATCCCCATCAATGCCATGGCATATCGTGGTTTCAGGCACAAAGGCCTCCTTTAGGGCCTTCAGGCCGATGTGCGATGAGAGGTAACATCCCGTTCAACGATGCTTTCCAGCTTCTCTTCGACGCACATTCGTACGAACACGGCGAGTTGCAATTTGTGGAGCCTGGCTAGCGCTTTCAGCGCCTCGTATGTCTCATCGTCGTAACGAGACTTTATTTCTCGGTCCTTCAGGTGACGGTTGTTGTCGTACATAGGTGGTTCCTTGCGTGGTTGAAAAACTATTTAGGCAGCGTTGCGGCGGCGCTTGGGCTGAGAAAGAAGTTCGCTAAGGTCGGGGCGCATACCCTTGAGAGTGAGGGCGCCTTTGCTGCTCTTGTTGAGGCGAGCGGCGAGCTCTACGGATGCCTTTCTATGGCCACCGGCGAGCTGCCAGAGGTAACCCACAGACGTGCCGGCGGAGTCCGCCAAGGCGGTTCGCTCATCGTCTGTATGGCTGTTTAGCCAGTCTCGGACTTGGGTGGACATGGGAATTCTCCTTTGAGTACGAGGAGAATTTAGCGCACCGCTAAACTTAAGGCAAGCAGGAGTTTAGCCACTTGTATATTTCAAAGTTAGCGCCGGGCTGTAATCTTGGGCGCATGGATATTAAATCGATTCGCCGAACAAATATGATCGCCCTTTTGAAGGGTCGGTCTAAGGCTGTGTGTGCGGAGCTGTGGGGTACGTCCCCCTCCTACTTGAGCCAGATGCTGTCGGAGAATGCTACTCGCAGCGTGGGTGACGTCATGGCTCGCCGGGTGGAGATGGCTGAGCTGTTGCCGCACGGATGGCTTGACCAGGTGCATGATACCGTCGGTCACTCCGAGCTAAACAATGTGATCCAGATGCCGATAGCCCGGGAGAGCGAGTTGCATCTGATAGGGGAGATTTCACCTTGGGGTAGCGACACGCCATTGGAGAGTGAGGAGGTAGAAGTGCCCTTGTATAAGGAAGTAGAGATTTCTGCGGGCAATGGAGCTACATCAGTCCAGGCCATTCCAGGGCGATGCATCAGACTTTCACGATCTACGTTAAGAGATGCCGGGGTAGAACCGGTCAATGCGATGGCTGCTACCGTCGCCGGCAACAGCATGTCGCGCCTTATCCTGCCTGGCTCCACGGTCGGGATAGATAAAGGGACCACCCATATCATCGATGGCGAGATCTACGCGATCGAGCACAGCGGCATGCTACGGGTGAAATACCTCTATCGTCAGCCGGGCGGAGGTATCCGCCTAAGGTCTGAGAACTCAGAAGAGCACCCGGACGAAATTTACTCGGCTGACGAGGTTGCGGAATCCATTCGAATTATTGGTTTCGTTTTCTGGTGGTCAACGATTCGTCCAACCCGTGGGCGAGGCCGAACGCTGTAACGCCCTACCCTTCCTTTCTGGCTGTGCGCTGGTCCACTCCGGCGCCCTTGTAATCCGTTCGATAAATTCCCAGCTCATCGCGGATTAACTGCCTCGCAGCATCAGTCCCGACTTCCTCTACTAAAAGCCGAACCGCCAATGCGGCCAATTCGCCCGCGTTGGTGACGTTCTTCTTTACCTCCTGATCCGCCCACTTCGCCTCGACCCCTGCCCTAACTTTCACGCCAGCCATCACAGCCTCCCGTCACTTTCTTCATTTAGCCGAGATTTATTTCTCTTAAAGGCTAAGACCTGTCACGCCTACCTTTTATCCCTTAGCTAAATTTTCTTCAACTATTTAGCGCAAAGCTGTTGACGGATGTTTAGCAGACAGCTAAATTCTGTTCAACGCCAACGAACAAGAAGGCGCCAGGGCCTGAAAGGACCCGCCGCTCTTTAACAACTCAGGATCCTCGCCATCGACTACCCCGGGTTTCAGCCGGTAAGTGCGAGCAACAAATAGTCGATGCCATGCCAGCTCTGGAACTGGCCGTGCTCACCAGATGTGAGTACGCGAAACCACGCAAGCCGATCTGCGAAGAACACCGGGCACGAAATGTGTGACGCAGGTTAGCGATATGAATCGGGCGATGCGCGTGGTGGAGATGAAACACCCACAGATTTACTGATGCCGCTTCGATGAGGCGGCATTGGAAATCAACGGAGGGCAAGACGATGAACCTGACCGACAAGCGACAAGACGAACGCATTCGCTCTGCCCTGCGCAGCGCTGACAAGAAAGGCCGGCTTTCAGTGGTTGCCGCGGTGACCGGAATCGCCGGAGGCGAGGCGGAGTTGCGCAAAATCATGAACAGCACTGGTGAGCTGGCGATTATGGATCGCGGCATGCTCGCCATTCACCTCGGCTGAATAATCGGAGAACACCATGCTCCAGATCATCCTGATCGGCGCAGCGCTGAGTCATGTGCGGC